ATGCCAATAGTAAGCTCTCCGTTTACGCTTTCTATTTCACTAGCTCTAAGGCTATTTCTAAGGTTACCACTAGCATCAATGCGCTTACGCTTTGCCTTGCCATCATTTTGGATAATAGTCTGAGTAGCCCCTAAGTTTAGTTTAGCTTGTCGCACAACCTCCTTAGCAGCTTTCTCTAAAGCCATCTTTATGTTATCCAGCTTTAGCATACTGAAATCTCCGTGTTTGCAGTCTGAATGTTTACGCTCATATTCCACCCAGCCAGCTTATTTTCAAAGCGGTCTAAGAATGGTGAGCAAGTGATTGAGCTAGCATCTTGCACTTGGTATAGGTCAGTATTTAGTTGACCCTTTACCAGCTCTTGAGCTAAGCCATTGAGAACCACTAGGGTGCTATTCAGCACATCTTGGGTATTGTCCATTCCGTAGAATGGGTCTACCTCATCTCTAATATCTCCCTTTGACTCATCCACAATATCCATAACCAAAATGTCTAGGTTGAATGAAACCGTGTTAAGACTTGACCCCTCAAAAGTGGCATCGTTCACAATGACATGAGCAAGGGGAAAGATGCTCTGCTTTTTAAGGTCTACATCAAAGATGTCCCCAAAAGTTACTGAGCTAATCAGGGGGTGACTGCTCAAATACTCATTGACTTTTTCTAGGACTAGGTATAGGTTTCTCATTTTTGACGAGTGGCTTTTTCTAATTGGATTCGCTCAATATCAGCTTTCTCTTTTTCATAGGTGGCGTGAGTGAAAGCGAAAGTGAGGTTAAGTTTGCTAACCTCTTCAAACCTTGTAACATCTCCGTTGGCAAGTGCGTAGAAGAGGTGATACCACCCCCACCGTTTAGAAAATCCCCCCATTGCTGAGAGGTCGCTGCCTTCATCTCCATCTCCATAGATACTAGGGTAGCCTTGCACAATTCCGTTCCTAAACGGTAAATAAAATTTACTGCACCAAATACAACGCTCAGAGGCAAGCTCTTCATTGTGTCAGAATACTTAGCCGTGCCTTCGTAGTCTTCAATGTTATATAGCTGCCCAAACTTATTTACTACGGGGCGGTACATTACTGCCATGACCTTGTGCATATTAGCCCAGTCCCCCATATTGTCCTCAATGTCCGTGTATTCCCCTAAGCTTATATCGTCTAGGCTAGGGATAAATCCGTAGTCCTTGTCATTGAGCTTGACTCGGTTTTTAAAGCTAGGCGTGTCATTGATTATGGCAGCTAGATGCTGGGCTATCTCACCAATAGCAGTAACCTTGAGCATAGAAACCTCCTTGAGCGTGATACCGCACATAATCTCAATGAGCTTCAGGGTACGAAATTCCTCATCCCCCTCAATGCTCAGCCATTTTTGGTACTGGCCTAAGGTGATTTCCTCCAGCGACTCAGGTATGTTTACTCTGACTTTCACAATTAAATAACTCTAGTTTTGTGGTTCGTATTCCAGCCACACTTTTTTAAGCTCATCAATCATTTGCTGCCAGCGTTTAGGGGAGCAAGTACAAGGCTTCCAAAGCTTGTGGTTAAAGATTCGGGCGTGAATAGTAGCTATTTTGTCTTGGGCTTCAGGGGTGAGGCTCTTGGTAGCGGTGGCGTAGTAAGTGGTGAGCCAGTCATATTCGCTTTTCTCTAAGCACTCCACACGGCTATACTGGAGCAGCTTGTTTAGCTTTTCCTTTCTAGCCTCACACCCGCAGTCAATACCCGTAGCCTCAGCAAACCAATCTACCGCAGCTTTGATTCCCGTTGCCGTAGTGATTTGCTCAATGGTATCACCAAGCCCTTTCGCCCGCTTCCTTGTACGAGTCGTAGGCTTCTTTGCAGTTTGTTTGGATTCTTTCTTTTCCATTTTTGATAGTGTTAAAAATTGAACGGAGGGATATTTTGGTTTCCTTAGACAAGTCCCTCATACTCATCTCGCTTTGTATGTAAATCGTAAAAAGCTTTTCATCATACCAGTGCCACGACTTGACCTCTTGCCAAATATCCTCTACCAGCTCTTGCATCTCTTCCTCTTGGCTGGGGTAGTATTCTCCGTAGGTGTCTTTGGGGGCTTGGTTAAAAAACTCTATTCTCTTTTTGGCTTTGGTATAGTCTACCCATAGGTTTCTAAGAGTCACATAAACAAAGAAGGTATTTACCTCATCTTTGTACATTATTTTCTCAGGGTCTATTGAATACCTATCTAGCCGTAGGTACATCTCTTGTACAAAATCTTCGGCTATGGCTTCAGGGCAGCCAAAGCTCCTGACCATTTTAACCCAGTCCTTATGTTTGGTGGCAAGTAGTTCAAGCAGTTTCATTGTTATAAATGTACCGATTTCCAGCAAAAAAAGAGCCACCCCTAAAAAGAGATGGCTCAGCCGTGCAGATGTTCAACCAAAACTCACTAATAGCGCAGCACGGCTTATCGTATGGCATAACGCCCGTAGTTAGGTCTAGAAAGTCGGTTAAAGGTAGCGTATCTCATTGCATCTACCAAGTGGTTAAAGGCATCTATTGGGCGGTTCAATAGGTTTCCGTTCTTGTCCTCTTGCCATTTATAGTTTTGTAGCTCTTTTGTTAGGTTCAGGCTACCCTTGACAATGTGAAGCTTGTGCCTTTTTAGTATGTCTATGCCAGCCATAACTGAGTCAGCACCTTTGGCAGTGGGTTTGACATTCCAGCCCATCCTATGCAGTTCCTCAATGCTCTTGGGTTCTGCTGAGTCTGCCCAAATTTCATCGTACCTAGTCATGCCCAGCTCCGTGAGCTTTTGGCTTATGTCTTGGTTGGTGAGGTTTGTGTGGTATAGCTTTTCTTCTAGGTATAGGTTATCCCCATCCTTGTAGACTTTTATCAGTGCGGTGGGGTCATTGGTAAAACCAAAGTCAAGCCCATAGGCTACCACCTGACCTTTCGGCTCATCAGCTACACTAAACTGGAAAATCGTAGCTCTGCTGCTACCCCTCTCTCCTAAGCCATAGATACGCCAGTAGTCCTCATCCGTGTCTCTCAGTCTTTCAATCTCTTCCCTAATTACTGGGTCTAGAAATTTATTGTCCTTGTAGGTGGTTTGGTAAAAGTCAGCATCGTCCCTAGTAATTACCTTGTCATAAATCCAGTGGAAAGAATCAGAAGGGTTATAGTCCAGTATAATCTTGCCATCGGTACGAAAAACGAGTTGCTGCCAGTCCTCAAAAAATAGTTCGTTGGCCTCATTGATAAAAAGTAGGTTACGCTTCCTACCCCTAATTTTTTGGGGTTGGTCTAGAGAGATAAATTCTACAAGGTTACCATTTAGGTAATACTCATGGCTAGACTTATTGTGTAGCTCTTCAATATAGATGTCTTGGACTCTTAGAATTTCCATAAAGTCCCTCATTACTGAGGCCCTAAGTGAGGGGAAGGTCTTACGGCATATTGTAATCACCTTATCCGTATGCTGGTAGCTATACTCAAAAATTATCCACATCAAGATGTTATAGGTCTTACCTGAGCGAGTACCCCCTTGCTCTATGGTAATCCTTTTATCACTCTTTTGTAAGTGCTTGTAGACCTTATTCGTGTAAATCTTGGTCATCTAGTATTTCAATCTGAAAGACTTTTTCTCCCATTTTGTGAATCTCTTGCCTTTCTACATAGCCTCTATGCTTGCCTTTGGTCTTCAGATAAAAAATCGTAGCCGTAGAGTTGCCACTCTCTATCTGCTTGTGCAGTTGGCTCTCCGCAAAGTCAATAGCTACATCTTGCAGCTCATCCACTGCCAGCTTAAAATCAGGGTCATTTTTGTAATACTCATAAAAGGTAGTTCTACCTATCCCAGCTTTTTTGCAAGCAGTGGTCACTACCCCTAGAGATTTCTCTAAAGCTTCTAGTAAAGCCTTTTTAGTGTGTTCAACTTTGTTCGGCATCTCTTTTCTCTTGTCTTAGGATTTTGGGTACGCAACTATCCCATTTTATCTTATGATGAAGCCTCAGGTTTTTATCTCCCATCTCTGAAATCTTTACTGCCGATGGGCAAAACATTACCGTGTAGAATGATTTTAAATAAGTTCCTGAGCTTAAATATAACTCAGTCATTCCACCCTTGTTTTGTTGGGTTTGCATTTGAATCAATGAAACTGGAGGGATAGTTAAGAAGAGGTGACCCTTACTCCCTAGATAGGTATAGGTATTTACATCTTCATTTACTCTGCCTAAAAATTGAAATTCCCTTTCCGTATCACAAATAAAACTATTCATGGCCTTTCTTTTTGGAGTTATGGTTTTTGCAAACCCTGACTTTCCCCCTCCTATGAAATCACCATTTTGAGCTAGGGCTATGGTAGCTGCTGGAATGCTTT